ACATCGTCATAATGTATTCCACATCTTCTACAAACCAAGTAATCATCTGTAATCCAACTTGAATGTCCTGGACCCATTATTCCATTACTTTTTCTTTTTATTCTTTGTATCTTATCAGTTGATTTGCAAAGAGGACAATTTATTTTATCAATTCGTTCTTGTTCTAATGCTTCTTCTGTTCGTTTTCGTTCTTGTTCTTCTAATTCTTGTTTTTTTTGACTTTCATACCAATTAGATAGATCAAGAGGTTCAGCTTTCCAATTATTTTCTATTTTAACTCTTTTACTCATAATAATATGTTTTTTCGTTATTATATTCAAGTGTTATTACTCTACGAGGCACGTTTTGTTTATCGTATTCTTTATGTAAACCTTCTTCACCATTTAAAGAATAATGTAAATAATGAAGACCATTAAACATTTTTGTTTGTAATTCTTGTCTTTCTTCCAAACTCAACTCTCGTTCCTCAATCTTCAATCCACAGTTTTCAGAGAACTCAGGATTGGTTTTACAAATATTAATGAACCCTTCTTTTGACATCTTTTTACCTGTACCCGGAATACACTGTTTTTCAAAATTCTCATACACCTCATCAATAATCTGATTGTATCTTTCTTTATTCATAACTTTCTATTGTTTCGTTGTTGTATGTTAGTGTGATTAGTTTGGTTGGGATATCATAGTCATCCATAATTTCAATGTCTTCAGGGTGTGAACCATTATTTTGTTTTTTGAATAACTCAAATCTTTCCTCCAAACTCAACTCTCGTTCCTCAATCTTTAATCCCCACTTTTCAGAGAATGTTTTATCATGATTACATAACCCAACAAACATTTCTTTATCTGGCTTTCGGTAGGTTTTTTTACCATCCAATCGTTTATATAAAAGACACATCCCAATAGAATTATCCTTTTCATATTCCTTTGAGTAGTTTTCATACACCTCATCAATAATCTGTTCTTTATTCATCTTTGTCTTTATTTAATAACTCCCAACCTTCTTCCCATATTGGCGATCCACACATATAAGGATGTTCTATAACCTCTTCAAGAAATTCCTCAAGTTCTTTTATTCTAATATCCTTTTCTTCTTCTGTCATCTTTTTTTACTTAATATCATATACCTTTCAACATCACCTGGACTATCATAACCTTGTGATACAACATATTCAAGAGTTATAAGTTCTCTATATTCTTCATTTGTTAGATTACCACGTAGTTCTTCAACAATCTTATCGTAGATCTTATCAAAGTTAGTTTCTTCTGTCATCTTTTAAAATATGATTTAATTTTCATCCACACTATTTCAGGATAATTCCATAACCACCAAAAAAATATATAAAATTTTCTCATCAGTCAATTGTTTTATATGTTGTTGATTTAACTTTATTAGCTTCTTCTATCCCATCTTTATTTTTATAATCATCAATAACTTTTAATGCCGAATCTTCGGTGGCATATCCCACAGTTATTGTTTCAGATAATCTAAATGTGTTACGGTGAGCATAAACTATAGTATACCAAACAATTTCTTGTCTTTTTTTAATCCAATTACCAACCTTTACAAGTTTTCCAACTTGTGGTGTGTAAGTTTTTTGTCCATTATTTTTTTCTTGTATTTTGATTCTATACATATCATTATGAGTTTTTCCATTCTTTCCAAGTATCAAAATCTTTAAGGGATTCTAATTTTTCTTTTTCCATTTCTTTGGCTTTAGTTACTATTCTATAAACATCATCTTCAATAGTGTCTTCATTTAATGTTCCTGTCATAGTTTGAACTAATAATTTCATACCTTCATCTACTAACCATTCAACCGGTGTCTTTTCCATATTATAATCTTTCAAATTCTTCTTTCACTAAATCTATTTCCTCATTCAACCCCTCAAGTGCTTTGGTTATCATTTCTTTAATAAGATCCCTATTATAGAGACTTACCTCTTGTTTACTAGGATAAGCTCCTCCCCTTGAATATCCGATTGTTGCTCCTAAACTACAAGATTTAAGTGCGGATTCCAGTTTATACTTTTGTGTTTCCAACCTATCAAGGTCTCCTTTAATTTTTTTTGCTTGTTCAAATTTTTCTGCTTCCATATTATTTAAATTGTTCTTGTAACCTAGTATTACTTTCCCACACTTCAACAAATTCTTCAAATGTAAATTCTCTTAATTTATGTTCATTTGGGTCGTCAGTGATATAATCATAATCCACATCTTCCAAGGTTTTAACAAACTCAAGGTAGTTTTTATATCTATTTTCAAATGTATCGTCAATAACGATTTGTATTGGTTCTGGAAATAACATATTCATCCCCACCCCTAAATTTACTTCTATTGTTTTCATTTTTTATATTTGTTTTTTAAGTATTCATTCCATTGTTCTTGTTTCCTTCCGTTGATGAAGAACCAACCCCAGTTGAGTTCAAACCATCTATTTAATTTCTTTATCATATTAATTTTTTTTAGAATAACAAACCTATCATTAAACCAAATCCAAATCCAGACATAAAAAGTAATCCGGCAAAAATAAAAATATATTTTTTCATATTACCAAATATAGGTTGTTTTGGTAATAGTGGTGTTGTTTGATAGTTTTTCATTAACTCATTAATGTTTTTAAACATATTTGGATCAAATGGGTTTTTATTCATAATTTTTAATTTAAAGATTTAGGTAAAAAAAGTAAAGTTGGGTTCTTTTTTTGTACATCAATTTCCGGAAATTGTTTTTTGAACTCTATAACATCAAATTTTCCAGTGATGAGGTGATAACCATTTTTAGTAGGAATAAGTGCTTCACATTTTAGACCGACTGGTCGAAGAGAATTAATGAATTTTGCAACATCGGTTGAGAATGTATTACCTGCAACATCAATATCAACAATCCATCTCTTTTCTTGTGTTTTGATTTGTCCAACAACAGAATCAAATAGTCCTTGTTGTTTATTTGCACCATCTCTAATACGTTCAGCAAGTGTTGCCAACATATTTAATGATACATCTTTATGGTTTTGTTTTTGAACGTGGATATAAGCCCTTGCCTTAAACATCTCACAAAGTTGTTTGATTTCCTCATATCGTTTTTCAAGATGTTCAATACTTCCAATACAATAAGATTTAATTGTTCTTACTGATTGGTGATTGTCTCTTTCTCCTTCAGGTTGATCTTTCTTTCTCTTTAAAACATAAAGCATATAGAAATCTTCCGGATCAGAAAAATTTAATAAAGGTTTTATAAGTTCTATATTATCTATCATTTTTTTATAATCTTGTAATTATTAAGTTCTAACCATCTCAAAAATTGTAGTGCGTCCCAATCATCTGGATTCAACTCACCAAGAGGACCATCACCAAATTGTTCTATAAATCCCGGTAAATAATCGTGGACAATTTCAATACCACCATTCTCTGCAACCTCAATTTTTGTTTTAACCATTTCAATAGCACAAGGTTCACATTGTGATGCTCTTTTATCTCCGTAATATGGTTTTTTACAGGTGACGCACACACACATATAGTTTCCAGGGGCAAATCCACCTATTGGGTATTTTGTTTCTTCGTTCATTCCGATTTATTTATGAATGATTGTCTTTTGGATGTTACCATCGCTTCAAGTGGCCAAATAACACTGTACTGATAATCTCTCCAATATTTGTCAGGTGTGGTTCTCATTAATTGCTTTTCAAAATTTCTAACTAATTGTCTGGCAGTAAACGTTTGTTGGTATGTCTCACAAGAGTCAATCACCTTTTTTATCCATTTTGCTACGTCTCCGTAGTGTGTACTTCTTTTATCCATTTTTTATATTCTTTTTAAAATTAAACAACTTTGAACATCTCAAAAAACTCAATAACGTGGGGTTCTTTTCCCATTTGTGTTATTTGATATTTAGCATCTTTATTTAGCTCTTCATTCTCTCTGTCAAAGTCAAAGAACCATTTTACCCATTTAAGTATTTTCATTTTTATAATTTTTTTAATATTAAACAACCATCTTCACCCAATTTTGGTTTACCTGTAGTAATACACTCACCTTTTTTATTTACACCATCACAATTCTTGTCTAAACATTCTTCAACTATCTCAACATCCCATTCAGTTTGTTGTAGTGATTGGATAATTTTGTCAGAAGGTAAATTATCTAACACGAATCTTGATTCTGTAGGTCTACCATAACCATTATGTTGTTCTTGCATAGAACCATTTCTTGCAATTTCAATAGCTTCTCTTACATCTTCCTCACTAAACTTCTTATCACCCATCAACTCAAGTGCTTTTTGGAAACCTGCTTTGAAAGCTCTCATTTGACCAACAAAATTAATGTTTTCATATAAATCATACCCCATTGCCAACTCATCCAAATCATAACCAAGTTCTATTGCTTGACAATTTTTTTGAGACAGAGATAATCCTTCTTTATTTAATGATGTGGACGCAATTACAACACCTTTATCATCTTCAAGGAGGAAATTAACATCCGTTTTAATTAGTTTTCCTTTCATAATACAAATATAATAAAACTTATTTAAAAAAACAAATCCCCACCGTTAAATGGGGATTTAATTTTAGTTCTTCAACCATCTTTATGTTGAGTGTTGATACTCTTAAACTAATATAATGTAATACTATAAATTTTATTTCAAACAATCAACAAAAAAATGGTAATTCACCATATTTATATGTTATATGAATGATTTTGTTGTTTACATACATTACACTTTGGACACTAATGAACCTTTTTATGTTGGTGAAGGTAAATTAAGACGGTCAAGTACAAATTCTGGTAGAAATATATTTTGGCAAAGGGTTTTTAAAAAACACGGAAAAAAAGTTGAGATTTATAAAACAGGGTTAACAAAAAAAGAAGCTCAAATTTTAGAATCTCAATTAGTTGAGAAACTTTTAGGTGAGGGTATTAGGTTAACAAATATTGTTGATTGTGCTTGTTCTGTTTTGCCTGAAAATAGAAAAAATTTAAGGTTATCTGAATGGAATAAAGAACATAGTGGAGAATTATCACCTGTATGGGGTTTGAAAAGACCGGATTTAAGTGAAAGAAATAAAAATGGTAATTTTAATCGTTATAAAAAACCTGTTCAGTGTATTGAAACAGGTCAAATATTTGAATCTCAAACTGAAGCATCAATTTTTTTTGGTAGGAAATCAACTAGTAGCCACATTGTTCAACAAATAAAGGGCGATCGTAAAACCGCCCTCGGATATACGTGGAGGTATGTTACTATTTAATATTTAACAATGTACCAGCACCTGACCCAACAATTGTTGATGGTACTCTTGGTAAATTTGGAGATGCGTCAATCCATTTCAAATATTCAACGTAGATTGGAGTAATCTCTTTTTGTTTTAATCTCATTGCCAATGATGCTGCTTGAGCATCAATAATAACTTTTGCGGAGTCACCTTTTGCGATCGCAATTTTTTCTTGAGCTTCCGCCTCTGCAACTAATGTTCTTTGTTGTGCGGCTTGTGCTTCCTGGACTGCTTTTGTTTTACCTTCTATCGCTTTTTGAAGGGACTCTGGTGGTGTGATATTCGTTCTTAACTGTGATACTTCAAACCATTTAGATAATCTTTTATTACACTCTGTAACAATTGCTGCTTCAAATTCTTCACGTTTATTAAAGATCGCATCAACCTCCCACTTATTGGCCACGTCGTTTACAGAACTAACAATCGCATTCATTAACCATCCTTGTTCAATTTGTTTAATGTCTAATCTCAAGTTCTCAAACATATTACCAATTGCTGTTGGTTTAAGTGAGTAGTTGAATGATGGTTTAATTGTTGCTGCAAATCCACCTTTTGTGATTACAGTTTGATCCTTGTATTCAATATGTTGCTGGAATGTCGGAAATTCTAACATCTGTTCAGTCCAAGTGTTAAACATTACCCAACCTGTTTTGTATTCGTAACTTGATACACCTCGTTTGTCACCGGTCAGATTAACTTTGATACCTACGTGACCCGCATCAACTCTTTCAAGTGCAAATGGTTGAGTCGAAGAAATTACTATGGCTGCTATAAAAATACCGAGTGGTTTAAATAACCAGGACATATTAAAAGTTTTTTTCATATCTCCCCATCTGTCTTGTTTTTGGACATAAATACTGTCCCTTGTTGTAAATGCAATTACTAATGCAATTACTAATCCTAAAATAAAAATTAAAGTGCTAATCATTTTGTTTTGTTTTTTGTTAAAAATTTGTTTGTTTCGTTTATTATATACATAAGAACTCCTATCAACCCAACGAAACTTAAAAGCTGGAGGAATCCGTTAACTTCTCTACTGACGACATACTCGCCAAATATTGATGTGATCACTATAAAACCTAACCACATCAAAAATAATTTAAAATACTTCATAATTTTTTCTTCAAAGTTACACCTTAAATTTTTAATAACCAAATTAAATTTTCATTTTTTCGGTTAAAGTATCCAAAAGATTATTTAATTTTTCTTTGTACTCACTACCAGAATTATTATAATTGTTTACAAACTCAACATTTTTAAAAAAAGTATCTAAATCAATTGATTTTAGTTTTGTTATTACAGCGTCCACATCTTTTTTAGTTTTGTCAAGAACTGATAATTCAAATGCGTGGGCCCTAATTTTCATCATAATCTCAAAAAGTTCAAAAGTAGACCACTTACTATTTATCATAGTATTATCTCTTATCGTAGAATCGGCTTCGTTATATATATTAATCTCACGATTCATTATATCTGTTTTTCTATCAATGTTAAACGCAATTTTATTGCAACCCTTATCTCTTTCT